ATATTGCCTTTTATAAATCATCCTACTGTTCAAGCTGGAGCTAATTTTGGATCTGCTAATAATGCACTTGCTCCAAAACAAAGAGGATTGATGTTAAAGAGAGGACAGGCATTATATGTAGCTGCAAGTGGAGCTAATGCTTTAACTAATGGATTTTATTGTAACGTACAGGGTGGTTTCTATTAAAGATTATGGCATTCGAAATAAAAGGTTTCGGTGAGTCATCAAAATTTAATTTTAAGAGTTTTAAAAATTTTAATAATAGTCCAAGAAAAGAAAGTATATATCCAAGAGGGTCTGATGGATATCAATTAGAAAGTGAGATAAAGTTTTATAATCAGGATTCTTTGTGGACTAGATGGAGAAGAGGATATGAATTATATGTAATGATGCAAACGATATTAGGATCTACTTCTAAAGAAAGAGATAGAAGAGGAGACTATAGATTGTTTTTTACATTTCAACAATTTCCCGGAGTTTTTATACCAGCAAGAATATTTACTTTTCCTTCTAAAAATAAAGAATTAGGTGAACATGTATGTGGGATGAGAGATACAGATGGATTTAGTTTTTATAATTTTGGATTACCTATACTTGCAGTAAGATATTTAGCACCATCTGTAGATGCAACTTATCAACAAAATGGTACAACTTTAGTTGTCACTAAAACTGATCATGGATTATTTCCCGGTGATGATGTTTTCTTAGATATATCTACTGGAAATGCAATTGATGAAACATTAGAAATTGTAAGTAAAACACAGAATACATTTACAGTTACAGCTACTAATTCTTTAACAACTTCAGGTAATGTAACCTATCACAATTCCACAGCATTTACTGATACTAGATGGAGATTTGTGAGGGTAAAATTAAGAACTCTTCCTACAGAGGTAGCCTTTCTAGCTGGTGAAAGAATGGCTGATCGAATAATAGAAAAAGATCCAGGAATTTCATCTACATATTCAAGATCGGGATCAGAAGTTACTGTAACTTGTAGTTCAGTTCATGGTTTATCTACAGGAAACAAAGTATTTTTAGATGTAATTACAGGTAATGTCCCTTCTGGTCGATACACAATAGAAGTTACATCAACCACACAATTTAAAGTTACTACAATAACGAGTGGTTCTACATCAGGAAACCTTACTTTAAGTAGATTATTAAGAGGATTTAGATATGACGATTATGTTGGTTATACAGTAACTGGATCTGATGCCAGTACTAATGAAATAATTTTTCAAAAGAAAGACAGTTATGGAGCAAGAACTGTAGATACAGTAGCTAAAACAACTGTACCAGCTCATAGAGGTTTTGCAGTAGGTAGATTTTTAACTACAGAATTAAGATGGAACTGTTCGTGCCAAGATTTTTCAAGAAGAGATAGTTATGATTTATTTAAAAGATCAAACAATTCTAGATTTCCAGTAACTCCAATTAGAGATACAAAACCTGGAAATGTGTTACAACCAGATGGAACTCTAAGTGATGAAAGAGATATTCCCGGTACCTTCAGAGACTTAGGATATGTCACTATTAACAACTTTTATGAGCTACCAGAATATGAAGATGAACAAGAAAATTCTTTTCAAAATTTACAATATTATCAACTTCGTTGGTGTAAACATATTTACGCAGCAATGTGGTCATTAGTTCATGATGAAGGTAATGAACCGTTAAAATTAGCAGCTAAATATTCTTTATCTGGTGTAAATATTACGGTTGATTTTGAAAATCATAATTTAAATAAAAACGATAAAATTCAATTAAATTTTACAAGTGGAAATGCAATCTCAGGAGAATACACAATAAGTGATGTACCAAACCCAAATAGTTTTGTAGTTGTTTATCCATTTGCTGAAACTACAAGTGGTTATGTAACAGTAGAAAATTTAAAGAAGCATGAATATGTTGGAGCATGGTTGCTAGAACCTAATGATAAACCCATAGGCCAAGGTCTTGAGGCATGGGAAAAAAGTTGGAAAAAAGAACAAGAAAAACTTAAAGAATCTGCAGAAATATTTGCTTTATATAATAGATCAACAAAATGGGAAGGTAATAAAGAAATTATTGGTAATTTCAACAATAAACAGAATGTAGCTAATTTTGATCCATCTGTTGTAGCTATGACCTTAACTGATAGTTTAAAAAGAGATGCACAAGGAGGATTAGATAGATCAGGACGATCTTTAAATACTACTAACAGAATGATTGCAATGGTAAATAAATTATTTAATAAATCTCCTACTGTTTTAGATGATATTAAATTTGGAATAATAAATAAACCTTTGATTGAATTTACTGATATTTTTGAATCTGGTTTGATTAATGCAGGCGATTATATAAATGGAGAACTTGTAGACTCTGCTGTAAACACCAGTAATCTTGATGCTAGCACTTACAATCCAGATACTAATCAAGATACAGTAGTAGATGCAGGATTATACATAAATGTAGAGAGTTAATTATGGCAGTACAAATTCAAACAAGAAGATCTAGCACATTAAATGACAGACCATTTCCAACAAGATTAGGAGCTGGTGAGCTTGCGTTAAATAATCATAGTACAAGCCCAGGATTATTTTTTGCTGATAATGTAGCTTCTCCAGGCACTGGATTAATTAAGGTAGGTCCTGTACATATTGGGAGCACTGCACCAAATAGTTCTGCAGCTGGATTTACATCATCGAGTAAAGGAGAAACTTGGCTAGATACTGCTAGTACACATATATTTAAAGTATTTGATGGGTCTTCATTCCAATCTGTAAAAGCCGTAGCATCTGTGTCTTCTGGACAACCTGCTAATCCTGTTGATGGTCAATTACATTGGGATACGGCTGGTGGTGGAAATGGTGTACTGAAAATATATTTAGCCTCTATTTCTGCTTGGGTTAACGTTTAATTAGTATGATTTAAAAGATGATCTAATATTCTGTCTAATTTAGTATGCACTGCTTGCATTTCTCTTAAAAAATCTTCTTTTAAGACATAATCGTGAATAACTGTATTTTTTAAATCATCAACTTCTCTTTGAATTCTATCAAATTTTCTATCTATTTTTTTATTAAAATTACCTAAAGCCCTGCTGATACCAGCAAAGGCACCGATACTACCAGATATTATTGCTGCAATTACTTGAGGTTCCATACTTTTATTATAATAGTAGGCACAGTTTAAAATAGATATTAATAAAGATAAATTATGTCCACCGCTTACGAACCGAACATAGAAGGAGCTATTGCAGTCTTAAGGGACTTGATGATAGCGAATAATTTTACGATGACTCGTCAACCATATGAACCTAATTACAGGGGATTAGTAGATGCAGTAATAGATGTAAAAGAAGGATTTCCAAACTTTGCTCCATTACAAGTAGGATTTGATGCCACAGCATTTGAAAATGTTAGTGAATCAGATGCGTTATATATGAGAACTTCTGATGGACAAGTAGGTAAAGCAAGTGCAGCTGATGGAACGGTAGAAAATGCGACTGTTGTAGGTTTTGCTAATGCTGCAGCAACAGCTAATTCTACAGTTAAAGTAATAGTTGTTGGTATAAAAACAATGAGTGGTTTAGATGCTGGTGATTTATATTTTTTATCTCCAAGTACAGCTGGAGCTATTACTCTAACCCCTCCATCAAGTGCAGGTCAAGCCGTAGTAAGACTCGGAGAAGCTGCCACTACAACTTCTTTTGCAATACAAATTGAGCCACCTATTAAGTTAAGCTAATGTCAATTGTAAAAAATTATGAGCCTTATGAACCTAATGCACAAGGTTTAACAGAAGCACTTTTAGATTTTAAATCAACTTTTGCAGGAACACCAGCTCCGAAAGTAACTGGATATGTTGCTACAACATTTGAAAATGTAACTCAAGGAGATGCAGTTTACGCTAGGGCATCTGATGGATTTATTGGTAAAGCAATTGGGAATGATACTTTTGACAAAGCTAAAGTTGCTGGATTTGCAGAAACAACAGAAACATCTGGTTCACAAGTTCGAGTTTTAGTGAGAGGGATTATTGCAACATCTGGTTTGAATTTTGGAAATGAGTATTTTTTATCTGCAAGTTCTGCAGGTTCTATAACAGAAACTCCTACTACAGGATCAGGTAATTATTTAACAAGAGTTGGAGAAGCCGGGTCTACTGGTCAATTTATTATAAAAATAGAAACACCAATTCTTTTAAGCTGACAGTTTACTGGACGTAAAATAAATATAACTAGCAATTCAATAATCTTTGAATTGTATCGGAATATAAAATGGCAACAAGAAAGGCACTTGTTTTAGTTTCAGGTCTATTTCAGGAGTTAAATTCTTCTTCTGATAAATTAGATTTTACTGGAAATAGTACAACCGATTTAAGTGAAGGTTCAAATCAATATTTCACAACATCTAGAGCTAGAGGTTCAGTATCTGTAACTGATAGTGGTGGTGATGGGTCTTTAGCTTACAACAGTACTTCAGGAGTAATTACATATACAGGTCCCTCAGCCTCTGAAGCTAGGGCACATTTTAGTGTAGCTGGTGGATCAGGATTATCTTACAATTCAAGCACTGGAGAGTTTGGAACATCTGCAATACCAAATAGTCAACTTGCTAATGATGACATAACAATAGGTAGTACTGCAATTGCACTCGGAGCCAGTCAAGGAACTTTTACAGGTTTAACTTCTTTAGCCTCTACAACTTTAATCTCTGGAGTTGCTGATGCTGCAAATTCTATAAAATTAGCAAGTGGAAATATAACTTTTGAAGGATCAACAGCAGATGCAAATGAGACAATACTTACTGCAGCTGATGCATCAGGTGGAGATAAAACTTTAACTTTACCAAATGAAACTGGAACAATATTATCTACAGCATCTTCAATTGCTAATAGTAATTTAGCCAATTCCGCTGTCACTATTGGATCAACTTCTATAAGTCTTGGAGGAACAGCAACTACCTTTACTGGTTTATCTTCTTTAACTTCCACTACGTTAGTTGGAACAACAATTATTTCTGGATCAGCTGATGCTGCAAATTCAATTAAAATTGTAAGTGGAAATATTGTTTTTGAAGGATCTAGTGCAAATGATTTTGAGACAACTCTTACTGTAACTAATCCAACAGCGGATAGGACAATTACATTCCCAGATGCAGCTGGCACCGTAGTTTTATTAGGATCTTTGAGTGTAGCTGCTGGATCAGGATTAACTTATAACAGTGGAACTGGACAATTTGGAACTAGCTCCATACCAAATGCTCAATTAGCAAACAGCACTGTGACAGTTGGAAGCACAGCTGTAGCGTTAGGAGCAAGTGCAACAACATTTACTGGGTTAGCCTCTATAACTTCAACTGCTGTAGTCACAAATGATAGTGGATTTAGGGTTAGAAATAATAGTGATAATACAAAAATACTTGCTTTAGATTGTTCTTCTATCTCAGGAAGCACAACAAGAACATTAGTAGTTCCTGATTCAAACGGAACAATAGCAACTCAAGCTTATGTTCAAGCTCAGATTACCGCTGAAGATCTTGACATAACAACAGATTCTGGAACGATTGCTATCGATTTAGATTCTGAAACTCTACAGCTTTCAGGAGGTACTGGTATTGATACGAGTGCTTCTGGCAACACAGTTACTGTGGCTGTAGATTCAACTATAGCTACCGAAAGTTTTGCTACCGCAATAGCAGTAGCGTTAGGATAGTATTATGGCAACCCAAGTTCAATTTAGAAGAGGAACAACAGCTGAGCACTTAACATTTAAAGGTGCAGATGGTGAAGTAACTGTCGATACTTCACTAAGAACCGTTGTTATACATGACGCATTAACAAATGGTGGTTTTCCTGTATTAAGACAGGATGGTACTAATTCACAATTTGAAAGAGGATCAACTAACAATTGTGCATTAAAATTTGCTGGAGATCCTAACACAGGAATTATAAGTCCAGCTTCTGACGAATTAGCCTTAGTAACTGGTGGGTCTAGTCGTCTTACAATAGATTCTAATGGAGCTGCTACTTTCACAGGTAATGTCCAAGTTAATGGAGATTTATCAGTGACAGGTGGGTTTGATTCCGGGGAAAACTTAGCATTAATTATTGCTTTAGGATAATATGGCAAACACCTTCAAAGTCGATACAAAATCAAGTTGTGTGACAGACGCACATACAAACTCAAGTGCAAATGTTTTAACAGCTGGCGGTTCTGCTACATTAGTTCTTTTAAGTATTCTAGTAGCAAATAAGACTGGAGCTACCGCTGATGTAGATGTTTTTTTGGTTACTAATACAGGAGATGATGTATTTCTTTTAAGAAATGCTCCAATACCAGCTGGATCCTCACTTGAATTAATTAGTGGATCAAAAGTAATTATGGAAAGTAGTGATGTTTTGAGAGTTAGAACTGATACTGCTAGTGCTATTGACGTAACTGTAAGTTATCTAGAGCAGACTTAAAATGGGATTATCAGTAAATAATGATCTTGTAAGTTTATCTGATAATTTTGAAAGTCTTAAAGCAAAAGTTGAGGCTATCGAAATTATAGTTTATGGTGAAAAAGTTTTAGAATTAGATGATTCTACTTGGGAAAATATTAGAAAAAAAAGAGATTATATTTTAAAATCTACAGATTGGACAGTCATACCAGGATGCTCTGTTGACCAAGCACAATGGTCTGCGTATAGACAAAATTTAAGAGATATTCCTCAGACATACACAGTAATTACAGATGTTACATGGCCGACTCAGCCTTCTACTTCTGGACCTAATAGTTAGAAAGTTCCCATATTTACTGAGCTTAAAATAATTAAAGAAATAAAGAAGACTTCTAGTTTAATCTGCTATGCCATA